TCACAGGCCCGGTCAGGTCTATCGTGTCAGCGTTCATCAGGAATATGCCCCTGTCCGCGTCCGTGCTGATCGTGCCTCGCCCTTCTCCCAAGCCGTCCAGGCTGCACGCCATGCGTAGCGTCGGGTGCGGGAACGCGGCAGGGAAATCGTCGCGAAAATTTTGCAGCCCCAAACGCTCCGCCGCGACCTTCAGTATCACGGGTTCAAGTTCGTTGCCCCAAAACGTCGCTTCGTTACCCGTGAAAGTATCGACGAACGTGCCTTCCTCCGCCGCGATGCAGCGTTCCAGCAACTGATTGCGCGTCATGTATCTGCTGTAGCCAAGCAACGCAGGCACAACGCTCGCGCTTATAATGTCGTCCGGTGTTAGTTTACCAACCATTTTAGTATGCTCCTGCTATTCCACGAAAAACGTCTGAACTCTTACACGCGTCACAAATGCGATGCGCCGGGTCGCGCGGCGACGTGCCGCCACATCTTAGGCATGGCTTGGCGGGCGCTTGCCCTTCTCGCGCCATCGCAGGAGCGGGTTCAGGGTTGGACCTTCCCGCGCGAAAGCGCAGACCCAACACGGCGTTTCGGCCAATGCCATATGCCGCGCCAGCCTCACGCGCGGTTGCGCCCCTGTCCATCATGTCCAAGATATCTTGGACGACTTCCGGCGCGTATTTTCGAACTCCAGGTTTTTGTGCCATCTTGTCATACTCCATAGTTTTCGATTAAGCGGGACACGCTGGCGGCATGCCAGCGCTTGCCCATTGCACTCGTAATGCCAGCCCCATTCAGAGCGCCAGCAATTTGGCGCAGACTTGCGCCCCTGTCCAGTAGCGGACGCGCCACCGCTAGGGCCGTTTCGGCGACCTCCGCAGACGCGGCCAGGCGTTTGCGTTTGGTTGTCGCGCCGCCCTTCTCCGGGCAGGGGCAGCCAAGCTTTACGCCCCGCGCCTTGGCGGCAGCAAGCGCCGCGCGGGTTCGTTCGCTGATCTTGCGCCCTTCCCATTCGGCGAACACCGCCGCCATTTGAAGAAACGTCCGGTCCGCTTCGGGCATATCCGCCGCCATTATGGGCACGTTGCTTTCAAGCAAGCCCGACACGAAATGAAGGTTGCGCGCCAGGCGGTCAAGCTTTGCGATTAACAGCGTTGCGCCCTTATCCCGACACGCGGCAAGGGCGCGCGCTAGTTCCGGCCGGTCGCTTTTCTTGCCGCTTTCTATTTCCGTAAACTCCGCGACGATACCGTCGCGCCACGGTTCAACGGCGGCGCGTTGGGCGTCCAGGCCAAGGCCCGACTGGCCCTGGCGTTGTGTTGATACGCGATAATACGCGACGTATTGCGGCGCTGTCATGTCATCCCCTCAATGTGTTCCGCGCTGATATTGTGCAACGTGTCGCCTGTATCGTCGCGGCGGACGTCATAGACTGGCGGAGACGTGTAAGAGCGTCCGACGATTACGCCGGACGCCCATACTACGCGCGGACGGTCCGCGTCTATCACGCGGACCGTTACGGGTGTTTGAAGGGGGATCATTGTGCGGCCTCCGGTTGCTTACGCCAGCCGGTGCGGCAGCGTTTATCGCGCCTGTAGCCCAACTTCGCGGCGGCGCGATCACATAGCGCCTTGTATTCGTCGCGGCGATCCCATGCGCCTATGGCGGTAGGCGCATACTTAATCAACACAATGCCCATTGATTCGCTTTCGCCTATCAGAACCGCCGCCTTGCCGTTAGATGCTGCCGCCTGTTTTTTCATGTTGCGTGTCATTGTGCGACCTCCCATTGTGCGACGTCATATTCGCGCCGCGCCTTTATGCGCCAAGTCTCCGCCACGGGCGCGCCGTTTGGCGCTTCATCGATAGCAACGCGAACGCGCGTCCCCATGACCTTGCAAACGCGCGTTCCGTCCGCCGTGAATATAACGTGCGGCCATTCTATCGCGTCCGCGCCCGGCCAGTAATGCGCGTCCGCGCGGTCCGCCCATTCAAAAAACGCGGACGTTTCCGAAACTTCAAAACAGCCGCGCACCAGGCCCTGACCTGTTACGCGTCGGTCGTTTGTGTATGGTGCGTACATTATTTTGCCCCCTCGATGAATGCGCGCTTGCGGGCGCTATACGCTTGCGGCGGATAGCCCGGCAGGGTGGCGAACCATTCCGCGCCGCGTTCGATATCGCCGCGCGGATTCTCAACCCGCCACGCTTTGCCGTACAATTGCCAGGCGTGCCATGCGCTGCCGGGTTTAACTTCATTTATGTTGCGTATCATTTCGTGTTTTCTCCTTTGGTTGGTTGGTTAAGCGCCAAGGCGCATTAGCGCCTCGGCTAATAGCATCGTGCCGAATACGGCGGCGAACATTACAAGGGCGGGGCGTATCATTATGCGGCGTCCGCTTCGTTAATCTTTGCGTCGATTGCCTGCGCGATACGGGCGCGTAGTTCGCCATAGGCGATGGTGCTGGCGATGTTGTTATATGTGGGGTTTTCCCACGGGCCGCAGTCTTCGTAAAACTGCTCGCCGTTGTCGGTGTTGCAATTCTGGCAAAGCTCATGCGCCTTGTGGTAGTAAATCACCCATTCGCTGCCGTCGGCGTGTTGGTGCGCCATGTCAATCGCATCGTCGCGATTAAGTTCGCGGTCGCCGTCACATTCGCGAAGGATTTCGTCGGCGATGTCGGCCGCGTATTCGTTAAGGGTGTAATCGTTAATGGTCATTTCGTGGTTTCTCCGTGGTTGGTTGTGGTTAGCTTAATTTATTAAGCAAGTAAGCGAGGCCGCATATGACGGCAGCGCCGCCAAACATGATCGCGTGAAAAACGATAACAAATTCGGTCATTTTGTGTTTTTCCCTATGATTGCGTGAAAAACGATAACAAATTCGGTCATAGCGTGGTTTCTCCGTGGTTGGTTTCGGTTAAGACGCGTCGTAATTATCGGCAGCGACTTGCAACTTGTCGCGATGTGCGACCCATTGCGCGTCATCGCGGAAAAAGGCGCAGATGGTCATATGGTCCTGGTTAATGTTCGCCGGGTGATTTTGTAAGTTGGCGATCCCGTATTGAGCGATCTTTTGTGCAATGGTCATAACGTGTTTCTCCGTGGTTGGTTATACAAGGGCGCGATATTCGCGCGTGACGCAAAACGAAAAACAAAGGCGACCGATTTTAACAAAGCGAAGACCGCCGACTTTTCGTGTTGATATGTTGAACATGTGGTTTCTCCGTGGTTTGCTTCATTACGCTTGCATTGTTATATCGGAACTATATTGTCCGTTACAAGTGTTTTTGTGAAAAAAAATTAAAGGCGGTGAAAAATGGCGGAAAACAAGGGCGTTCGGCCCGTTTGTCTCAGGCTTTCTGACGCGACGCATGAAGCATTACGCGACGCGGTGACGCGTTCGGCGCACCGTAGCATGTCCGCGCTGGCGGATGAAATACTGGCGGACGCATTGGCGCGCCGCGCGCTTACGGCGGAGAGTGATCTCGACCGCATGATACGTGCGGCGCGGGACGCTGGCGCGTGAAACAAGGCGGCGGCAGGCAAAAAGGCGCGACGTTCGAACGTGATATTGCGCGCCAGTTGGACGCGGAACTAGGTATCGCGTTCCGGCGCGACCTTATACAGTACCAAGAGCGCGGGCGAGGCGACCTGGTGCGCGTAGACGGCGAGCCGTTCCCGTTTATTATAGAGTGCAAGCGATACGCGAAAGGGCCGATCCGTCCCGACTGGTGGCGGCAGGCGTGCGACGCGGCACGTCCGGCGGGTGCAATGCCGGCGCTTGTGTGTCGGTTTGATCGCGGGCCGGTCATTGTGCGGATACCATTTGCGGCGTTCGTTCGTATGGCGGAGGGGTCCGGCGCGTATCCGTGGGACCATTTCGCGGAGGTAACTTTCGGCGCTTTTTGCATGGTCGCGAGGGAGGTATTGGCGGTAGAAAGCAAGGGCGAAATGCGCGCTAAAGGTGTGGAAATATGATCGTTTCGGTGCCGGAACTATTTTATGGGCGTGTCCGCCCCATGTCCTGTCGGGTGACGCATGGGACATTCAATGAAATCAACGTGTTAAGCATACAATGTCCTGTAGTGTCCTGTCCTGCCGCCGTGAAACGCGGACGCGTCCGTCACGTCCCCCCCTCTATAGGGGGGGACGGCGACGGCGACACGGTGAGGAAAAGGGGTATTTTGTGACATGAAAAAAACACGCTCAATGCGTCGGAAACATCCTGCGCCGGATCGTGGAATTTCGCGCGAACTGACCGCCAGTTATTCGCGGCAGTATGCGAAGGTGCAATCGGCGATCACGGACTATGACAAAGTCGCGTCGGAGTTCGAACGGAAATGGGGCGTGGATCGTTTGCCGGAATTGGTGGACGCGGAATTGCGCGAGCGGTTCTGGCAAACGGTGTACCGGCTAAACGTGGCGATAGATAAAAACGATCCCGATGAGGTGCGGCGGCACGCTGACGCTGCCGCGCGTGGCTGGCATGCCCTAGATCGCGCTGCGAGCGACGCTGGTGCGCTTCCGCCGTCCGGCGAGGGGTGGGACGCCCGGATTGACGATACGCGCGTCCTGCGTGTTTGCAGGACGATTGAGGACGCAACGGCATCGCAGCGCGAACGCCCGGACGTCGTGGCGGTGTCGGTGGAAGAAGTCGCGCGCATTTGGAAGATATGGGACGAACGGGACATTCTGGCGCAAGCGAAACAGGCATTCCCTGGCGCGGAGATATTGGAAGCGCGGGTAAAATCGGGCGGAGAGGAAAAGCTAGATGACGAAATCCCGTTTTGAGGGCGACAAAAACCCGTGGAGCGTTGTTCCGTTGCGAGCGTTCGCCGATAGCAAGTTGCGCGAAACGGACCTGAGGGTACTTGGCGCAATCTGTACGTTCGTGAACCGTGCTGGCGTTTGCTGGCCCGCCATGATGACGATTGCGGAACTTGCCGGACTGAAACAGCGGCAGAGCGTGCACAATAGCTTGAAGCGCTTGAAGGCGGGAAAATACGTCCGCCAGTTACAGCCGAAGGACTTTCAGGAAACGGCGAGCGGGTGGAAGGGGAACCGCTATCAGGTGCTATGGGACGGCGACGAACCGCTGCCGACGTATGAGGATTTACACGTTGCCGCGTTCTTGCAATGGGCGGAGCCGCCGGAAAGCATACCCGAAGAAAAGGGGTCCGGGGATTGGGACGATCTCTCTCACTCTCTCACACACGCATATCTTCGCGCTGTCCAGCGCCGGACCGGCCAAACGCGGCGGTTCGACAACGAGATCAACCATGCTCGGCGGCTGGCGGAGCAAGGCGCGACGGTGGACCAGGTGACGGC